AAATCTTTCTGTTATCAAAATCAATAGACTGGATACTATTGTCTACCCAACCCTCATCAGACTTGTCAAACCTTTCAATAACCTTTATAACGTTTGAGTTTGTCTCCTTAAACAAGACATCCACCCCAACAACATTTGCAGGCCCCACATCAAAAAAGATTGTAGCTTGATTAACAATATTTAACATCCCTTCATTAGTTAGGGATTGTGAGTCTAAATTAAAAACATTAGGCGTAAACGCAACATTACTAAATGGGGAGGTTGCAGAGTACTCGTTATTGACATACTTATATCGGTATGCAAACGAGATAAACTTGTCCTCCATATAGTTCTCGTCCGTTGTGTTTTGGATGGTTGTGATGGCAGGTGCATCGAGCGGTGGCTTGACAATGACAGAGATGTCGTCTTCTGTAATTATAATAGGATATAACCTGTCTACATCAATTCGTCTTGGCGGGTTGAGGTTGTCAGTAAAAAACAAAAGGTTATCAATCAAATTGATAGCATTGACTCTACTGTTCACATCAAAATTAAGAACACTAGTACTAACCACATGATAGCGCAATGTGTCTGCATCAGTGTCATAAGACACAATCATGTCAACAACACCTGGGTCAGTTACAAACCAATAAAGCCTCTCGTCTTCTCCGTCCTGATATGCACCGATACAGGTTGCATTGGCGCTAAGCGGAGACCCTTCATACTGAAGTGCAGTAAGTACCTCATTACCTTTTGAGTTTTCAACAGATCCAGCCTGTCCACTCTCATCAGAAGAGACGCGGATATTTAGACCATCAATGTACTGACCCTGTGGTAGGAGGCGCTCGTCTAGCCCCTTGTTCATTTTAGAGCCGACAAAGTTTTTTACTATCTGCATATTATTTTAACCATTTGTTGCGGCCTCTCATATTCATAAGAAGTCGCCCTGGGTGGATGTTGCTTGATCTGATTCTTGCATTCCTTAGCAATGCTGCCTTTTCTTTTCTTGCACGTGCAACAACATACTCTTGGATGCCAACCTTGTTAGAAAGGATGATGTACTTTATATAGGCATATATGTATTCCTCAAACAACTTGTTTACAACAATGTCTGCATCATCGCCGTTCTCCATACCATCTGTTATGTATTCCAATACCACAATCTCGTCAGACATCTCAGAGCTAAAGTTAATCACGCCAGAACGCTTATCAATTCTAAAAGTAGGATTGGCATTAGCGGTCTCTGTGTTCAAACCAAAACGGGCACCAATGGCATAGTCAAAAAACCAAGACCCATCTACAAAGTAACCTGGCTTTCCGTTCATGTTGCCATCTCCTAAATACATATTCTTTGACTGACCCGTGATACGGTCATAGTCTAGTAGGGAGGTCCCAACAAGTATATCGCCGCTTTCATCAAATAATATCTTACAGTCGTTATCTTGCAAATAAGACTTAGCATAGTTTGTTTGTATATTCTCTGTAAGTGGTCGTAAACTTCCATTCTTATATAGTGATATTCTTATCCAGTTAACATAGTCGGGCGGAAGCACAAGTTTTAAATCGTCACATATAGACATCTCCAAAACCTTCGCCTCACGCATTGCGTCATAGTTAAGCTCTTGTATTGCTCGCTTTGCATGGAACAATACGTCATATCTTTTGACATTATTTACCAGCTTGTCATTGCCGACATACATCAACATGAAATTGTTGACCACATCGCCCAAGCTAAGGTATTGGTATTCTCCCCAATTCTGTTCCTCGGGGATGTTGCCATCGTTCTCGTAGTACTGATATCCTGTTAAGTATGCCATAGTTATCTAGTTGGTATTGGTAAGCCACCCTTTTTCATTCCCTCTTCCTGATCGTCTGCAGCAGCTATAGCTATTAAATCTTGCTCGCGGATAGAAAGACCCACATACTTAAGGATTTTAGTTATTATTTCTGGCTCGTCAGAAAGCGGTAACTCAAAATCTTGGTAGTCAACAGCTGACTGGTCAAATATGGGTTCTCCCTGAATTAGGTTTATATAGGTCCATTTAGGATCTTTAGGCATTCTTATATATTGAGCTAAGATAGCAGGTATAGCACCAACAGGGGGCACTGGATAAACAGAAACATTAGTTTCGTTTAAAATGTAAGCAGGATATAAAAATGACGGGGCTGTTAGGTTTGATGAAAGAAGACTTAGTATCTTACCATTTGAAACCCTGTCTGCTTCAATATCATTATATCTTAGGGTATTTATATAGTATCCATTAGTAGGAAACGCAAAATTGTTTGCAGAAATATAAGAAAGAAGGGAGACAGAAGAAAAACTATCAATAACCTCTTCTAGGTTTTGCACAATGTTAGCGTAGTCCGAACCAGACAGCTTAGCATTTTGCTTTGCGGTCCATGTCGTGTATCGGTAGAAGTATTCTTCAAATATTTCTAACTGTGCCTGCTTCGCATATAGATTAAAGTCGGACGGTGAAATATATCCGAAATTTTGCTTGTTGGCAACAGCCAGAACCGTGTTCCTAACGCTGTTAATCATGGGTAGCTCTTTTATGCAAAAGTAACAAAAAAAAGCACATTAAAATTAATGTGCCTTTTCTCAGTCCTAGTCTAGCTTACCATCCAGTAGCCGCATTGTTTCGATGCCATCGTCAGTTTTCATAAACGACGCTACAATATAGGTCGGATTTTCTCCGTATGGAACAGTTAGAAGTTTCTTCTTGTTCTTTGGTAGGTTAAAATATACATCCTTTCCATTCTTGATTGTAAGAAGCCTTTCTTGGAAGTATTTAGATACCTTGCTCTGAATAGAGAACATAGGATCATTTAATGTTTCAATAAAGTCACGTGGCTCACGCTTGGCATATACACGGACATCACGCTTCATCTCAGCGGTTGTCATCTTATCTGTATTCAATCCAAGAGCTACACGACAAACAGTCTCTAACATTTCAACATCTAAGTCACGGGCCATAATCTGTGCCTCCAACTCGTAGTCTAATGTTTCAACCTCTACAGAAGCATCCTTCTCACTGTCAATCTCCTCAAACATTTTCCCGAATGCAGGATGATATGATAGGAACTGTTGCAACACCTGATTGGTTTTTGGAACGAACAAAAGACCACGCTCGAACACGATTGGTTCTAGCACAGCATTGCCGTCCTGCTCATCCTCGAATGCGGAGCGCTGGTTTGATGCATAACGAAGAGCTCGGTTTGATTCTCCGTCAAAATACAATAATGGATTTCTTCTTGAATGTCTTGAATTAAGCGTAAGGCTAAGAGGTGCCTTGCTGCTTGTTAACTTGTAATATTTATCCTTAAGGATTACTGTCTTTTTCATTTTTATTTGATTTAAAGTTTATAATAAAAAAAAGGGAGGGAGATTAATCCCTCCCCTTATTAACTAATAATTAGTCTTTGAACAACACGAAGTTGTTAGCACCTAAAGTACAAAGAGCACGCTCTGACAAGAAGTGTACCTCCATAGCGTCTAAGTCGCTGTTAGAAGCTCCACCTGCAGAACCAGTGATCCAAGTCTTCATACGACGGTCTTCAGTTTGTGAAGCACGGTAACGTACATGAAGGAATGGACGCTTAGCGTTCTTACCAAGTACTTGATCATAAACGGTTGTAGAACCAGCAGGAACTAACACACCACTTACAGAACCACCAACAAGGCCACCACGCATTGTGATGTCGTTCAAGTATTTCCAGTCAGACTTATAGAAGTCATATCCACGACGGAATCCTGAAAAACCAAGGTTAAGGGCCATATCACGGTCATTATCAAACAAACCGAAAGAAGCAGAGTTAGCAGCAGTACCAGCACCACCAGCGAAACCACTAAGTGTCGCCAACATATCGTCGATGTCAAAGCTAAATTCACGATCAAGGAAAAGAACATTCTCTTCGATAGAACCTTGCTTGTCCAAACGAGTTACGATAGAATCAAAATCATCTAAAGTAGTTGGGTTACCACCAGACCAAACGTTACCACGGTCTTCAAGAACGTAGAATAATCCTTCAGAACCAGCAGCTAAGGTAGCGTTAGTAGTGTTATCCATAGGAACAGATTCTACCATTGCAGTCTCAAGATAGTCTTCGAAACGTAGACGAGTCTCGTGCTCTGACTTTAAGTACCACAAATATCCATTTGCGCCATTCTCAGTAGTCACTTCAACCCATCCAATCTGAGCCATGTCAGAACCAGATACAGCGTATTTGTCCTTAATGATGATTGGTTTGTTTGAGAAGATTTCGTCTTCAGCCTCCAAAGAATCAACCATACCTAGAGTTCCTTTTGCAAATTCAGAACCATAGATAAAGATAGTTACAGCGCCAGTATAGGCAGCCTGTCCAGCAGCTTCGTAAAAAGCTACAGTGATAGTAAGACCACTAACGGCTGTTACAATCGCTTTGTTGGTTAATGTAGAACCAGTCAAGTTATCAGATATCATGATGGTTTGTCCAGCACGAACAGCAGCAGCAGATACACCAGCATCACCTACAGTAAGGATCGCAGTGTCTCCACCACCAGCATCACTAGAAGTTACGGCAGTATATTTAATATGCAAACGTCCTTGCTCAGCCCATTTAATAAGGTCAGAGTTAGACGGCATTTCAGCTCCTACCATACGTAGGAAAGAGCTTACAGATCGATTACCATATCGTTCGAATTCTTTCTCATAAGTATCAGGAAGATACTGATTCAAGAAATCAAAGTTAGTAATGTAATTAGAAGATAAAGCTACCTGCGATGGGGCAGGAGTTAAGCTATATCCAGGAGTGTTTAAAGCCATTTTTTTGTGTTTTTAAAAGTTGTTTTTATTTGTTTGATCTAATCTTTAGTCCACGGCTAGACTCTTGGCCAACAGCTCTAATTTTCATTCCGTCTGAAGATACTGACTGTTGTGGCGCTGAACGCACGTCCATACTAATGTTTTTAGACTGACGAGCAACACTGTTTACAGCATCGGCCTTACCTTTCTCATAGAAAAATGCAGCCATCTTCTCAGGGTTCATTGCGGCAGATAATGCCTTGTGATATCCCTTCGGGTCTTTAATTAGCCCCTTATCATCTAAATACTTAGAGATAAAGTTGTTGACATTGGATTGAACAGTTTTTACTTCCTTTGAATCACCAGGATTAAACAGAATCTTTTGATCGTTAATGCTAAACTCAAAACCTTTGAACTCGTCATTAAACACTTCCTCTGTTTTTATCTGAAAATACTCAGAACGTTTTTTGTTTTCCTCCTCAACCGTCTTTGACTGTGAGACATATTCCTTGTAGGCATTGTAACCTTCAACATCCTCTTGTGGCACAGGCGATCCCTTCGACTCGATGGGTACCTTGTATTGCTCCTTAAGTCCGTCTAAATGCTTCTTTGCCTTTGCAAGTTCACGTTTCTTTGCGATATTTTTCTGCTTGATTTCAGACTCATCGTCTAAGTCTTCGTCATAAGAAAACCTTTCATTCATAAGATAATCAATATCCCCTGAATCTAAATCTTCCTCGGTAGCAGAATAGTACTCTCGCAAAAGTTGGTCTGGGCTCATCTCATCGTAATTTCGCTGAATCTTCATGAAATCATCAAATCCACGGCCAGTTTCCTTCTTGTACTTTAAGAAGGCTGAGACATCCTCTGGCAACTCATCGTTTTGCTCTCTCTGAGCAAACAGGTCATCAACAGAGTTAATCTCTTTATTATATCTTTCTCTAATAAATGAAAGAACGTCATCTTCACCAAGCTCCTTTATGGGCTTTGGTGTTTCAGTTTCTTGCTCAGCTACAGGTACTGTAGCTTCTTGTTGTTGTTCATGGTTGTCTAGCAATTCTTGCTCTACCTGCTGAACAGACTTTTCTTCGACAGAATTAACTGCCCTTACCTTCATTTCCATAATATATTAAATTTAAAATTAAGTTTATCTAGGTTCAAACTCTGCTAGGTTAAAGCCATCCAACGTGTCCTCGTTAGACTCAAAGTTCACAGGAGGAAGGTTGTTCTTTCTCTGTTCTATGAGTTTAGACTGCTGTGTGTTTTGCTTGCTAATTCTTCCGTCCTTTGCTTGTTCCTTTAAGTCTTCACGTTGTTTTAAGGCGTTTGCATCAATACCCTTTAACTGCATATTCATCTGGAACTCCAAGTTCATTAGCTGTTGCTTTGCCTGAACCTCAGCATTCATCTTCTCTATCTCGAAGCCAGCCTTAGCCTGTGCAATCTGCATCTCGCTCTGGGTTTCCATCTGTATCTTTTGCATTGCCATCTGAGCAGCCATCTGTTGTGACTGTTGGTTGATTTGCGCCTGCATCTGTTGTTTTACAGCCTCTTGTTTTTGTCTCTCGTCAGCCTTACGTTTACGCTTTACTTTTAATAGTTGATTGGCAAGTTTGACACTTTTAACTTCACGTACATCGATAGCGTCATCAAGATCAATAGCATCACGAGACAAAGCCATTTGAATATTTTGTTCAAGCATTTGTTTTTGCTCATCGTCTGGCGCAACTTCAATAAATATACCGAAATCATAAATGTGTAAGTCTTTAATCTCTTCAAGCAAACCAACATTATACTTGCCAATCTGAAGCACAAACTCATCCTTGTATGAAGAGTACTCTAGCGCATCAGACACGCGGCATGATAATGATGTTGCAAGTAATCTAGTGATGTCTAGACCTCCCTGAAGGATATGTCGTGTAGCTGTGTTGCTGTTTAGTGCTGCAAGTTTTTGCAAACCAACTAATGAGTTTGGATCAGGCATAGAGCCATCACGGGCCTCATTTAGTCCAGTCACATCACGCAGCATACTAAGGTAATGGTTATAACTACCAATCAAACTAGAAATCTTGCCCTGTCCAGAGTTGCTGTTCAGCTCCTGAATCGGCACGCGGGCGTTATTGAACTCACCATCCTGGGTGTAGCTCCTACCAATAACACTACCAGTTTGAAAGTAAAGCCTTAAGGCGTCTTCTGGGGTGTATGTAGCTCCGCTTCCTAGGTCGACCTCATTCAGCCCATCTGCATCGATAAAGATACCATCTGGCACTATTTTTTGGATTACCTGTTGTAGTTTTAAGTGCACCATTTGAATCAGGTCAGCGAATGGAATCATTCGTCTTAGAAGTGACTCAATATTCCCCTTATACATTCTAGGGGCACACGCAATATAGTTGGGGTATGAATGCTGTGTTGCAGATTTTGGACGAATCATATTCTTAGAAAGCTCCCACTTAAGCATGATATTGGTTCCCATAACCATCACGCCATCATACCATACATCAATGTTTTTCTCAACCTTCTCGAAATTACGCTCCTGCATCATCTCGTCTGGTGGGTTGAACTCGTCGTCCTTTTCGATAACCTTTTCTGACCCGTCCTCGTTTACCTTCTTTTTGTAGACAAACTTCTTTGTGGTCTTGTAGTTAAAATATAAAAGGGTAACCGTATCATCACTAAATAGTGAGTTGTCATAGAACTGTGTAGAGTTAAAATAGTTATACCAGTCCTGGCTGTACTTAGATATTTTCTTTAGGTCCTCGTTAGTAATTTTAGGGTCTATCTTAACAACCTCTGTAATTGGAACAGTCTTGACCTCACCCCAGTAAAAACAATCTTTAAAATGTGGGTCCTCTGTATAGCTATAGACCACGTTCGAAGGGTCAACATAGCTTACCTGAATACCATCTCCAGCTAGGAACTCATGCTTCACCATTCCAACACCTAGGGTGGTCATGTCATAGTTTATACGCTTTTTAATATCGTCGTAATTATTCTCTGCAAGAATGGTATTGATGGCCGCCTCTTCCGCAAGCTCTATAGAGGACTTGTAATTTAGCTGCATGTGCAACTGAAGCTCCTCATCATTCTCTGGAAGATTTTTAGGGTCTGTATTAAATGCGTCAACGCCAAACTGGTCCTGAACCTGTTCAAGAAGTTCCTTAGAAACCATATCAGCCTCGATAGTATCCTGATACTTGTTTCGAGTCTCTGCAGACATAGCATCTTGTGCATATGCCTTAACACTGAACATACGATCAGACATTCCGTTTACTACGATGTCAATGAACTTAGGAATGATAGGCACTGGCGTCCAGTCTAGGTTCATGTAAGATAAGTCACCATCAACGGCCATCTCGTTCTTATACTTACCAACAGACTGTTCAGCACGGGCATAGAGTCTTAACCTATGGAATTGATCCCACTGGTTATAAAACCTAGAGCCACCGCTGTCTCTTTTAAACCACTCATACTGAATGGCTTGCCCAATTTTTAACCCAAACTCCTGTGTTGCCTTTTCTCTGTCAGAGACATACTGGCTTGGAAAGTTTGATGGGTTTATAGATACCTTTACTTCCTTCATCTAATTAGCTGGCTATAATTTCCGCTGTTATTATATTTCGCAAAGTTAATGCTTATTTTTGATTCATTTTTAACCTCTTTATACAGACCCTGTTGTATAGCCATAATAGCTAAGCCTGAACTGATTGCGGCATCAAACTTTGTCCTGTTATTGATGTCGAATCTCGCCCACTCCTGTAGGGTCCTTGTAAAGTACATATCACCCATGCTGTCGTTATCTCTGTAGTTGCCCTCTAAGTCAAGGCCAACATACTTTTCTATATAGGTTTCAATAGCCGCTGCGTGTGCTTGCTTTACTGCCTCTGAGCTGTTTGGTATTCCGCCAAGCTCCTTCTCTGTAGCTGACAGCTTTGACTTATGTCTGTCTGGCCTGTTGATTGAAAACTTTCGATAACCCCTGTTCTTAAAGTGATACAGAAGCCTAGGCTTGTTGTTCTCAGCAAGTATCGGCATACCATAAAAAACACACGACATAAGCACGTCCTCAAAGAAAATCTCTGCCGTCTGCGGTCTTGCAATATACTCTAAAAAGAAATGATTCACTGGGGCATTCTCCATATGGTATTTAGTGAGTCCATGCAATGAACCGTTAGACCCTACGCCGCCCACAGTCCCTGATATGTCATAAGGGTCACAGCCAAAAGCACCCATATGTTCGTTGCCTGGAAACTTCATGCCGTTCTTCACTATAAAATTATTCTGATATTCTTTTGCAGGTATCCAAGAGACCAAGAAACGACCACGATCATCAGGTGTCCATATAACCTTTGTGTCTTTTTTTCCGTCATGCCAGTGAAATGATCCACGGGTCACAACACCGTCTCTTATCAGGCTATCGTTATAGTCAATTTGTTGGTATATCTTTGTAAGGTTGAATAGTGATGACTTACTTTCGTCCCTAAACGCATGAGATTCAGTCCTTGGAAACTGTCTGTAGTATTCATTGAGGGCGTCCGCATCCCCTTTGAGTGAGGCAACCTCGTTTTCCCAATAGTTTATGGCTCCCATCCGAATGAGGTTGTTGTCTACTCCAAGGACTGGACTCTCAGGCGTTTCAAACACAGGGTTTCCGTGTCTGTCAATAAAGCCCTCCATGTTCCATTCCATAGGTATAAACAGGTTATACATCCCACTCTTTGTCTGCCCGTTCGCGTTTCTTTTTGTTGGGTCAGAGTCATAGTACAGCTTTTTGAAGTTGTCACCACCCTTGTCTAGCGCATTTGAAGTGGACCCCATCAAACACTTGCCAATAATCTTACTACCCAAACGAAGACAAGTTTTTGTAACACGCCAGTTGTCTAGTATGTTGTTTGGCCTAATCCACTTCCCGCTCTCGTCATGAACAAGCAGCAGTAGCTTCTCTCCGTCATATGAGTTGTCGTCCGTATTCTTCCAGTCGATGGTGGTGTCTAGCCCGCTGATGTCTGACTTGTCACTCTCATACATGTTCTTCTTGGTGATCTTTGACGCAGGGACGCGGTAGGCCAGCTCCGTCTTTGGCTTGTCCATACCATCCTGCACTGGCTTAAAGAAGAAGGGGTAGTTGCTGGAGATAGG